TGCCGAACGTCGACCCCTGGGACATATCGAGGGATGCGCGCCTATATGACGGGCCCCATCCCGTTATTGCCCATCCACCATGCACGCGGTGGTGCCAACTTGCGCACGTCGTACAAGCGCGGTGGGGGCACAAAGTTGGTGACGATGACGGTTGCTTCGCAGCCGCGCTCGCTGCCGTACGCCGCTGGGGAGGCGTGCTTGAACATCCTAAAGCGTCTATTGCATGGCGTACATTCGATTTGTTGCGGCCGCAGGCGGCCGGTTGGCAATTTGACGGGCGCGGCGGTTGGGTATGTGAAGTCAGCCAACGCGCATATGGTCATCGCGCACGCAAATTGACATGGCTATACTATTTTGGCTTATTGCCGCCAATGCTTGATTGGTCCCGCCCACCACCGATAGCAACATGCTCGTTCATGACAAATCATGGTGGAGGCAATCTCCCACGGCTTGGAAAAAAAGAGGCGGCTGCCACGCCGCTACCTTTCCGCGACGCTTTAATCAAATTAGCTCTCAGCGCTCGGATTCGCTGACGTTGGAGTCAACAGGAGCCGCAGGCACTGCTAGACACCGGCAGCCATAGTCTTCCCCGGGATGGCAGTCTTCCTCGTTTGAGGATTTCGCCGCGCTCAGTGGTGGTTCATCCCAGCTGTACGGTGGCCCGTCAGTGTCGGCGTTGTCGACTTCCTCGTGTTCTGGCCGCACGCGCGGGTCTCGCCTACTCAGCCAGTAGTATCCCTCGACGCCTGCACTTAATTGTGCCGCTTTGTTCATTTGCGCGAACGTATCGCCAAATAGCAACCGCAACGAATTTTGCAAGCCGCTCTCTGCGCCATCGAAGGCGACGTCAAGCATCGTGCCCAGTGCTTCGACCGTGCGATCTTCTTCCTCGATCGTCGCCCACTCGTCGAAGGCTTGCGCCGCGCGCCGCGTGGCTTCGATCGGGTATTCCTCAAGTAGACTAACCATACCGTCGACAAAACCGTATGCTTGCTCGTCGAGCTCGAACGGGATTTCGCGCGTTGCCACGCCAAGCGACTGCGCGACCTGCGCGTGCGTCTGCCGAGCTAGATCGTCGGCGATAGGCTGCACGGTCCGGCGCAGCTGCTTGCGTGCAACGGTCCTTGGCCTCGGCGCGTCTTGCCGTGCCTTGCTCAGATAGCGCACGCGCAGCTGCGCATTGACGCCAGCAGCGAAACGGATAGCCGTCAACCGCATGTGTTGCTCGACGCCTATCGGATGCCGCGGAGCGCGCGCCATGCGACGCTGCGCTCGGCGCTTCCCGCGCGCCTTATTCGCTTGGCGTTGGAACGGCGACAGATACGGCTTTTTGCTTTTGTTGGGCACGGCGCCACTCCCGATGCTGGTCGCACGCGCACGTGCGCCGGATGAAATCGACCACAGCCTGCGACGTCGTGCGCCCTTTTTTCTTGTCGTTTGCGATACGGCTTTTTAAATTCTTGCATTCTTCCATTACTTCACAATGGTCAACTTTCCCGTCGGCGAGGGACGCCAAAGTAAACGATACAGTGCCTCTAGCTCGTGCAGGCGCATACGTGCGAGCCCCTGATGCGCCACTGTCAAGTCGATGTCGTCGCGGTAGAACCCACAGCACTGCAATATGCTGGCAATGCACAATTCGATGAGCGCCTCTTTGTCGGTCACGAATCGACCGTACGCGGGGGCAACGGATCGTCACTTGCCGTCTCTGCCGCCTTATGCTCAGCCGCAGTAACGCCAGGCGTAGGCGCAGGATCTTGCGACGTCTCAAGCTCGTTAGCCGCCTCTTGCTCCATAGACGCGATGCGTAGCTGCATAGAGCGTTTGCGGCTCTCGACGTCAATTTTGGTCTCAAGCGAATATTTGCCGCCGCCGAAGCGAGACAACGCGCCTTCCTCGGGAGTGACCCATCCCGCCTCGGCGTAGACCTTATCGGCGTTGGCTTGTTGCGCGTGCATCTCTGCTTCCTCTTTGGCGGTAAGCTGCCACAGCGGCGGGAACACCACCGTCCAATCATCGACATCGTCCCAACCGCGCGCCATGGCAAAAAGGCGTAACTGGCGTTCAAATTGAGGCGTCACGTTCTTTTTTTGCGTCGCCCGCACGGTATCATACCACCAACGCAGCTCGCTATCGCCGGTGTCGCCCAGGCCCTTGGTGCTAGAGCCCATCAAGATTACCTTGGGCATGCGAGCGGCGCTGGCGGCGCGCGTCCACGAGTGCTCCAACATCTCGGGGATACCAGTGAACGGCGTAGCAACGCGCGTGAAAGTCTCCGCGGGGCCGTTCTGATCGCCAGCATCGAGTACGATCGCGCGGAATGTCGACCGCACCAAATCCATGAACGCAAAGCGCTGCGTCATGATCTCCGGGTTTTTGGCGATCATGTCGATAAGCCCGCGGACCGAGAACACGCCTTGCGACGCGTCCGACAGCAATGAAGCCGCGCTTTGCCAGTTATCGTTGACCAGCTGCAGCGCACGGAACGCCTTCTGCAATACGCTGTAGTCGCTGCCGTTGTTCGCTAGGCGCAGGCGCTTGGACGTAAGCTCGCCACCGTAACGAATCATGCGCGACTCATGCACGAGCAACACTTGCTCCGTGTGCACGATATCGTAGGGCGCGCCCACGTAGACGCCGACGGGCTGCACGAGGTAAACGGCAACGTCGCCGAATTTCGGTGCCTCCATATTGGCGTACCAACGCCACGGCACGATATCGCGCTTATCAAGCACCGTCATGAAATCGACGCCGCGAATGTTTTCGTAATCGATTGGCTCCCACGCGGGGCGCCCATCGTCGATGCCCATGAAGATAGCGCCCGTGCCGTAAAGGCGCCCCCATGTCATCGCTTCATGATGCTTCGCTGTGGCGCCGAAATTGTCTAGGTCGCGTTGCAGCTCGTTAGCGCGCTCTTGCGTGTTGTCGGGCATCGCTTCGCGCGCCATCCGCTGGACAGCCTGTAGCATATTCGGCGCGCCGCGATTTTTGTCCATGTACTCGTTAATGGCGTTCGCGGCCGATTTGTTGACGACCATCACGCCTTCACGGAATACCTCATCCGGCAATGCAGCGACCATACGAGCTGCGATATCATCGCCGTGATAGAGCGCTTCGAGATTCTGCGGGGCCAACACGGGATCGAGGAAGGGCATCGTGAACGACGTCTTATCGCGCGACGTCATCAGCCCCGTCATCGCATTCGTCCAGCTGTCGAAGCGCACCTTAAATTCCGACAGCTGGTCGGCGCCCATTTGCGATAATTTCTTCACCCACGACATTTATCGACTCCCGAAGTGAATAGGATTCTTGGCCAGCCTGCGCATCGCTTCCAGGTAACGCGACTGCAACCCGTTGTGCAAGAAGATGAGCGCTTGCGTCATCGCGTCCACGTCATCGTCATGTCGAGCAAATGGAAACGCACAAACGGATTCTACCATGTCGTCAATCCATTCGTAGGTCAGTACGGTGCTCGTGCCGTTCTTCCCGACAGCGAGCTGCGCGTTGGCTGCCGGCAGAATGACGTCGCCGGCCTCGGCAAGCGGCGACACTGAGTTTGCGCGGCCGACCTTCGAGCCGCCCATGCGGGCAGGCTCCATCATGATGATACCGGGCATCTTGTCTCGCAGCATTTGCTCGACGGCAGGCCCGTTTGCCTTGTCCTCGATTAGCTTCGCTGTCGCGTGGGGCCATCGCGCTGCAAGCGTCAACATACAGCGAATGGTCTCCGGCAGCCCCATCCGATCGCAGATTCGATCGAGCAAGTAGAACTTGCCACCTGCGATTCCCCATACGTGAATCGCCACGAAGTCAGCCGACGCAGAGTCTTTAAATGTGCAGTCCGCCGAGATAACGGTGAACAAGCCTTCCGGCAGCGTCAACCATCGCTCGGTGAACCAATCGCGCTTGAAAATATTCCCAGTGCCTGGCGTAGGGCGTTGCTGCAATTGCGCAGCAGCCGCCTGGCTGCCCAAGTCGCGCTTGATTTCAGCAACTGCCGCGGCGTCGAATCGATCTGGTACCAGCAGTTCACCTTCAATCGTACGACGGTCCCCACCCCACTTGGTTCGACACGCATGCTCAGGCTCAAACTCCATGGGCAAGTTGAGATGCGTATACTCATGATCGCGGTCCTCCTCGAGTATGCGACCGACCAAATCGAGCTCATGCAATCGCTGCATAATAATCACGCGCGCGAATTTGCGAGGATCTGAGCGCCGGCTTGCCATCGTTGCGCGCCACCAATTCCACGCACGTTCGAGCGCAGCGGCCGCGA